TCAGGCGAGTGCCCGTGTAGAGTCCGCCAGCCGGACGTTCTGCATATATCTGACGGTGTATTCGCCAAACACCGTCGCACCTTTTTTCCTGTCGATACCGTCACGTTTGCTTGCAGCCGGTGATACACCTGAGTTGAGCAGCCTTTTTGCTTCAATCAGCATTTGCCTGGCTTCTGCCAGTGAAACACCGTCAGGTCCGTAACTTCCAAAGTAAATTGTTTCTCTTCTGCCGTTAAACCGGTAATCATAACGGAACGACAAAGTCCCGCCAGCATTGACCGCAACATACAAACCATCACGATCAGACACCTTATAAAGCCTGTCCTGCGGCTTCATACTTTTTAATTTTGTATCAGTCAGCACGTCGGTATTCTCTCTCTTAATACCGTCATAGTTTTTATTTTTCTGACGGTATCACAGCCGGTTTATAGTGATTTTATTTTTTGATACCGTCACATATACCGTCAAAAATACCGGCTCTTGTCAACAATTAAAAACAATAGAAAACAAAAAAGCCACCAGTAAGTTACTGATGGCTTTCGGTTTTCTGATAATTACCGACAGTTAAAAACTATAGGGATATCATTCCCACTCAATTGTTTATGGAATGTTTAATTGATTGATTTTAATGTGGTTATTTTAAACAAACTAAAAATATACCGTCACTGATACCGTCACATGCAAAACTGTCTACTTTTTCACCGGTAACTTTCGAGCAATTTTTCCTTCGCTTTCAGGTCAATGATACAAAGATTAAGGAGCCTGGTATTCTCATCAGCCCGCTGAGCTTCACGCCCATATCTTTCAAGTGTGCTTCGTAGTTGTCGAGAAAGTTCACCGGCTTTGTCTCTCTCAGTTCGGCAGGTATCGGTGTAGCCGGGATCTGCAACTTCTGCTTTCGTGGTACCGGCTGGCTGCTGCATGCGGTCAAAATGATTAAGCACCCGATCAAGCAGAGCTTCTGTACGTATCGTATCACTCTTTTTCCCCTCCTGATATTCCCCGACATTTACCTGCTGGTGGTCGTCCGCCTGATGCCGTAGTTCGATATTTGTGGCCATATCTTTTTCGTCCAGTTGCTGACCTGTAATCTGCCCTTTCATCTGCCGGTTATCATACAGAACACCGCCGGTCCACCAACCGGCAGAGAAAGAGACAGCCAGAGCAATCAGTGCCATGGCTGTATTTTTCATCAGATAAGTGTCCAGGCACGTTTAAAAACATCATCAACGTATGGCTGCTGACCATTTTCGACAGCCACAATCGCTTTAGCCATTGCGAGTGACGTATCTTTGTCGTGCAGATTTAAACAGGCGTGATGATCAAAGCCGGTTTCTTTACAGACCCGCTTAATATAGTTCTCTGTGTGGTTGTTATCACCAGATGGTGCCCAGCGCTCTATGATTTCTTCCACCGTGTCGATCTTGCCGCAACCAATACCGGGTTTACCCTGGTGCTTTGAGTAAGTTTGCAGGAGCTTCATCAGCGCCCGGATGCCGAACTCAACAGAAATGAACGCACAAAATTTACTATCTGGCTGTGCTACTGCCAGCCCCTGCCATTTTGAACTGCCATGACGGATATTCCCCGGATTGTTATTCCGTATCCCCCGCGCACCTGTGTTAACAAAACCATCCTTGAAGACTTTTTGTTTAACCTGCTCTGACATAAATCACCCCGCTTTAAAAAATGACATAACATTGCCGCGGTACACCAGCACCGCCGCACAAATAAGAGAGTTTGAAATCACGCTGGTGAAATCGGCGTGATAGATGGGATCAAAGTACGCCCGCACCGGCACACTCGCTGAGTATGAAAGTACGAGCCAGGCTATCCATGCCCCTTTTGTGCAGTGCTGTCGCCCGTTACGTCTGAACGTAAATACCCGGACAAAAATCACTGAACAGATCGCGGCATTCAGGATGATTAACAACTTCTCAAACATCGTTGCCTCCTTGCTGACTATCAGCTTTACGATACGCTTTGATGCTCAGCTTCACCGACAGTAACGCAGACACAAAAGCACCCACGGCATCGATGCTGTCAATGCTGTAGGCGTCAGGTGGGATCTCGAATATCTTGGTTACTTTGATGAACAGTGCCGCTGCCGGGCTAAAGAATAAAAGCCCTGATATGAAACTGACAAGCGCCAGTACCGACCGGCGCAGAAGTGTGTATTCTGTTGCGGCAGTGATGAAGTAAATAGCCCCCATCAGGGAACCCATCACTACCTCAGCAGGCAGCCCGGCAAAGTAGCTGAAGAACGCGGCAAGGCTGAGCGTGGTTTTTACAGAGAGGTCTTCATGCATTGCTTAGCACCATGATTATTAAATAACCATGATGCTACAGCAAAAAAAAGATAAACAAAAATGCGTTAAAGAGAATCAAACTTCCTGGATACTAATAGATGACAAGTTATTTATAGTAAATTGCGACCCGGTATTTATCATATCAAAAGCTATATTTCCCAGTGTCGTGACATTGATGGTCATTGACTGCGACGCTCCGGCATTGTTAGTCCCTGATGATGACGGAATATTAAATGTGGCTGAGCCAACACTAATCCGCAATATACCACCGGTATTACCGGCTAAATTAGCTCCGTTAGCAAGAATAGATACAGTAAGTGACACCGTGCACGCGCGGTCAAATGATATTTTGTTTTCAGATACAGAAAACAGCCCGTTAGATGATGAATCGGTCAGTTTTATCCTTGAATATGACGATGATGGGTTAGGTATTGTTTGTCCGCCGACAATACCAACATCGTAGAATGATTTCCAGTGCGTGTCCGGGTTGACGCTTGTTCCATAACGAACAACAGGAGCGCGGATAAGAACCTGATCCCCGGTGGCAGAAAAATTAACCCGGAAAAATGAGAGAATCCTGCCTGCGTTAAAAGGCATAACATGAGATACACTATATCTCCGGTATACAGCATCAAGGCCGGTGATAGGCTTTTCCACGGAACTGATCACAGAAGACCCAGAGTAAATATTGGCACCTATAGAGGCCGAAGAAACGGAACCCCTCAGGTTTCTGAATGCCGCAGAGAAAGTTATCCCTCTGTTGTCCGTTAATTTCATGCCAACAGGTAACTGAATAAGACATGAACCTGGTGATGAGGCCGTGACAACAATATCTTTGTTTGCTGTCACCTGAGCAGTACCATTTGTCGCCACCCATCCGTTTAACTCATTGAGTATTGTATCTCCCATGGTAATCATTTTTGATGGTAAATTCTGCGATTTTGATGCAGAAAATACAGCCGATGAAGGAGGGACAATACTTACCCTTTCTGTAATGGCGTAATCAATAATGTCAGATATCAGTTTCTTTTTATCACTTCCATCAGGGACATCATGGGCGTAAAAAACAATAACGCCATTCTTACTTACAGCGTCATCAACAACAGATTTTGCCTCGTCTAAACTAATGATTCCTGTTGCTGTTTCCAGTCCAAACCGGCGCAGCCTGGTGGGGTACTCATTTTTCATTGGCAATGGTGACGGCGATCTTGTAAATGCGTAACTGTAGAATCCATCAACAATATGCATATGCTCATCAGCAACAACAGAGCTGGGTGCCTGGAATATAGATGGAGAAATCCCCATTTCATAGAACATTGATTGCGCCGTGCTTAACTCGGCCATAACGAACGTGTCATTCACCTGGCTGCCAAGATTTACCGCAGAATATGAGTGGCTTATTATTTCAAAACCATCATCTGACAGGCTGATAACATCCGACCCCTGCATATTATCAGTAAGCCCAAGACCCTCTGTGTTTATGGCGAACCCACATCGCAGGTTATAACTGCGAAACAAAGGGGCAACAACAGTCACGTGTGACATCTTCCCGTCATCAAAAATAAATGATATGCATGGTGCCGATATACGTTTCGTTGATTTTGCATCTTCACGTAAATCATTTATTTCTGCCTGAACTGTCCCGCCAGAATCGGTTCCTATCAGCTCAGCTCCTCCTGGCTTAGCCAGATCAATCAACACATCTGCCGCGCTACCGGACTCAGGCACAATGACCACCGGATTCCCGTTGTCATCGAACGACAGCAGTTTATTGGCACGATTAGCAACATTAGGCAGTACCGGAATATCCTTATCAGCAACACGCAGAGAGCGTTTATCTTTCGCGCTGATGTGCTCCTTCATCGTGCTGAGATCAACCGCGTCACCGTCTTTTACCGGCTTTCCAAGGTTAGAGATTTTATCTCCTTTGGCATCATAGTGATCAGCAATAAAACTAGGTTTACGCAGGCACAGCGACAGATAACCTAGTATCTTCTGTACCAGCATGGTGAGGTAGTCGAGAGCATCCTCATGCACCTCTGCAAAGAATTTCCCCTGGTTGCGAAGGTCGGTTTCCTGCACTGCCGGCAGATCACGGGCAATACCGATTTTCAAGCCGGTCGCCAGCGGCATTTTTAAGATCACCTTTCCGCCACGGTAGGCTCCCACCCCGCGCAGCGTGTAATCAGTGCCGTTCGTCAGAATACGTTCGGTGCCATCAGTGTCAGCAACGGACACAATCAGGTGTTTGGCTTCAAAGATACGGAAGCGGAAGTCGAAATCAGTGGTAACACCGTTGCCGGTGTACTCTTCATGGCTAAGTTCGGTTGATACGGTCATGGCTTTTTCTCCTGGTTAATACTGACAGGATAGCCAAAACAAACCACATACGGAATAATGGTTTTGTTTTTATTTAAACAATGACCAATTACATAAACATTTCAGTTTCATATCGATATGATAACAGTGGCAATAATGCACAATAAAGGAATCTAAAATGAAACAGAAATATGTGTATCAATCGCCTGAAGATTATGCAAAAAAAGTTAACGACAATGACGGAATTAAGCAACTTTCCATCACATCAATGCTCGAGGAGTTACTGCGGGAAATGGATCTGGATGGTCATGATGTATCAGGGCCGATGACAGAGATGGTGGCGTTGAAAAACTACGTTACGCACACGGAGAAACAGCGGAATACGATAAAAACCCACCTGGAATTTATTTTTTCTGAATTAAATAAATAAACAAATAATTATATATGCATAATTAGGCACCTTTTAAAGGTGCTTTTTCACGCCACCTAATTGCATAAATGTCCCTTTGTGTTGGGGAAAACTGTTTTCCTGGAAATAAATTGTGTATACTGACATTGACCAATGAGGTGATGAAATCCCACATTAGTTGCAGAGGAGTGAAACAAATGGCCAATAAAGAAAATGTTAAAAAAGAACGCAGAACTATCCGTCGTTCTGATGAGTTTAAAAAGGCGCTTGAAGCTGGATCAAAAATTCTGGCCGAGAAGATGGCTAAGGTAAGATAATCTTAATGGGCATCAAATTAATAAGATCACAGTTTATACAACAATTTATTAATGAGTTCCCTGAAACAGAACACCCTATCGCCGAATTTGAGGAATATAAAACAGTAAGCCTTGATTTCGGCGATCTTCCGATCCCTCCATACCATGAGCAGTTAGAGCACCCTGCCCACATTGATACTATCGGAAGAGATAAGCCGATGGACAGACCAAATTCTGCCAGATATGAAGAACTCCACCATACTCACATATGGCAAGAAGGTTGTATCTGGGAAGATGGTGACGGGTTGTTTGTTCAGTGGAGGAGTACCAGTGATACGTTTGTTGTTTACTCGTATTTTCTGGATGCTGACAGCGATCACCATTTCTACATTATAGACTTCGTCAGGGATCAGGCTCACACCATCATTGAAGACAGCGAACAAATATTGAAGTGGGTTGAACTTGCTCGTCAACACCGGGAAGCCAATACCTGATCCCCGCCTTAAAAATATTCCCCTTCCAAAAACATGACCAAATTGGTATATTTACAACCCCCAAATTATGCGCCATAGTGAATATGCACCAGCAAAATCTGGTGCCGGGATTTGCACCCCGCCGAATACTCACAGCGCATAACCGCGTTAGCGGTTTTTTTATGCACAAAGCACAGCTACATCTTTTCAATGGTGGGCTGGGCAGGGCTACCGAAAGGTAGGCCGGTACTGTGAGTCCGGTAGTGCAAACCCTGCTCAGTTCACCACCCAAGAGATTTGCACCTCCGGTGGTGATGTAAAATATCTCACAGGAGACGTCAAAATGACTAATCTCAGCATTTCTGTATCGCACCTGCCGTCTATCATTCATAACAGCATGCCAGTGATCACCACTGAACTACTCGCTGATGCATATGAAACTGAAATCAGAAACATTCAAGTAAACCATTCACGCAACAGAAATAGATTTGTCGATGGCAAACATTACTTCAAGTTAACTGGTTCAATTTTAAAAGATTTTAAGAAGCAACTTACTCAAAGTAAGCTGGTTAATATTGTTAATAAACAAGCCAGTCACCTCATTCTCTGGACAGAACGCGGCGCTGCACGTCATGCCAAAATGCTGGATACCGATCGCGCCTGGGATGTATTTGAGATTCTGGAAGACAACTACTTCACCAAGTACCGCGGCACCGGCCGGATCAATAAATCATTACCCCGCAATGCCTCTACCGATGAACTGCTGGCGCTGGTGGATCAGCTCCAACGTACCATTCACGAAGGTGAGTTCATCCCTGCCGGGCAGGTAGCGCAGGAATACAGCTTCCCGAAAACGAAGAAGTCACGTCCGCAGATCCTCAATGACTTCCTCCGGTCGCCGGAAGACGATACGCTCCATCAGCTTCTGGCCTACCTGAAACGGGACGGCCACAATGTGGAAGAAGCAGAGCGCGTCCTGATGTGGCTCCGCGATTATATGTGCGATATGGGTAAAACCATCAACACCATCATCACCCACGCTCAGTACATAGAACACGCTGTCAGTAAGTTATAATGTGATCGGGCACCGGTTTAGGCCGGTGCTTTTTGATATAGGCCGTCATATACTGAAATAAAACACTGTATATGTGAGAAAGATATGTTTGGCCTGTTCCGGAAAAAAGAAAAAAATACATTCGACGAAGTTGAAAGAATGGCAAATGATCTCGGGTTCACTGTAACCAGTGCTGGGAAAGCGCTGTGCTCTATGAGCCTAAAAAGTGATTACAGCAGCTCAGAGACACTATCAAACTTATTGGTTATACATATAGCGAAGGGCATATCACAAAAATCAATAGACTATGTAATTAACGCTGAATTCATGAAAATGGTTGAAAACTCCATTATCTACATAAATGATAGGTACAGTGGTCGCCATATAAGGACGTATTTATATGAAAATGACTTTAGTGCCATCATCAACATAATAGCGTGTGATAGTGAAGGTTTCTCTCTTGCTGATAGAATAGTTGAGCAGAATAATCCGATAAGCCAGTCTACTCTGCTCTCTCATATTTAGTGGTTATTTCATCTGCTCTTCAACCTGATTAAGCAATGGTGCCAAATAAAGAACAGGTTATTAATTACCCTGTTCTTATGGTTAATACTGAGAAACACCAAGGTAACCGGCTACTGCAGATAGCAGTAAAACAATGGCTATCACAAATTCCCCGCTATCTATCATCCCTTTACGCTCCATTACCACCAATGCAATCACCGCCAGAACGACCAAAATAAATGTTGCCATTATCCTTCCTTTATCATGGTGTCATATCTTGCGGACGCCACCAGTACGTCTGGTTAAACTCTTTTTTAGAGCGTTTCTCCATCCGGCGAAGATAGCCAGGAGAGAAATACTCCTGCAACTGGTTGAACACCATATGATCCAGTACAGCTTTTGTGTACCACATATTTTGTCCCGGTATCAATCCCTTGCCAAATTTTATGAGATCTCCAGCAGTTTGCTCAGGTTTACCTTCTACCGCATTCAATGGCACACCTTGGGCAATTTTAATTGCGTCATCAACAACCCCTGCCACCGGTCCCAGCAATGACGCCAAAGCACCAGAACCGTACTTGGTGTGATCTGATAACAGGAAATCACCATATAGACCCAGCCCGCCACCTTTAAGTAATGCTGATAACCAAAATTTGTGCCAACCCTCACCGGTCATATCCCGAGGATTACGTCCGGAGATCATATCATTGACCTGCTGGGAAAGCGCCCCAAGTACAGTTGTACCAGCAATAAATGCCGCCAGATATGCAACCCGACCCCCAGATGATTCCATTCCCATAGCGCGAGCCCAATGGCGCATAACAACAGAGATAGGGAATGATTTAAACAGGAAGACACTTCTGACCAGTTCGCCTTTAAGATCACCACGCTGTAACCCTGCTCCAATCATCATTCTTTCACGAGCACCCGGTGATATTACCGCCATATCTACTTCTTCGGTTACTGCGCCAAGTAACTTTCTGGCCGCCTCAAATTTTGCTTTGACCGGAATACCACGCTCAACCAATACTGAATCAGGAATATGCATAATACTTTCTGGGGTTAGCATAGTGTTATTACCATTACCCCAGTCTTCTTGTTCAGCCAATCGCCATACTGACCAGTCCGCATCAGTAACACCTTTACTTTTCATGATCTTTAAATCAGCCTCCGCAAGGTTGCTGATATTTTTACTTCGCTTAACCTGGCTGCCGATGCCTCCCATCATAGTTACACCGAAAGCCCTTTTGTGCGCATCAGACCATGCACTCAGCCCGCTGGCTCTCATCACTGCATTTGCAGCCCAACGCGCTTTAGATGGCCCCATATTATCGGTAGCCCATCGGTTAATACTGCCGAGTAACGTTTCCATTGATAGTCCGGCTCTACGAGCCATGCGTAACTCTTCTTTATTCGCTGGATTAAGTGCGGCAAGTTGATTTTTAAGTAACTGCGCTGATGGCAGGTTATTAACTTTGGCTGTCAGATACATGGTGCCTAAATCAGAGAATGACGACAACAAGGCAGAGCCCAACCTGCTCGCAATTAGCACATTCCGCATGTCATCAAAGAACTTGGCAATATGCCGGTTCGCCACCGGAGCAGTTTTACCGGAAATAAAATTATAGAGATTTTGCGTATTATTTTTCAGGCGTTCAATCTTGCCAGTATTAGCAGGACTTCCCTTTACTTCAGATGCAGTAACTTCATCCAATAAACTACGGAACACGTGATCGGGGTTAGGTCCGTAAGTTTCAATCAACCCGATATCTTTTCCAAGACCCTCTATGTGACCCACCATAATATCCCACAATGCCTTTTCACCGTATAATTGCTGGTACTCCAAGTAAGATTCTGCGTTTTTAAAATGTATCTGCCTTGACGCATTACCGCGATTAGCACGCATACCCGATATACCAATTGGTTTTTCAGCAATTTTATTCAGTCCACCGGTAGCAATCGTTTCATAAGCTGAGTTCAAAAATGCTGACAGCTCAGTGTCATTCATCAGCGAACCATCTTCTTTAATGTATTTATTACGATCCAGTTTTCCGGTAACATCAGATACCCATTTATCTTTAGTTACCTTCCCAACACGCTGCATAGAATGGCTTTGCGGCAATCCCCAATCCTCCAGATGACCAATATCACCGCCTGCACGGTTGAAGCTATTCCGCAGCATTGTAGTTACCTCATGCCAGGCTGCTGCGCCTTTCTTGGCTCTGACATTGCTGGTATCCTGCCCTTTCATTTCAAATATGAGGTCACGGACACCGTTGTGATCTTCAAACAGTTGGAAAAATTTTGGGTCTACTGCCTCAAACGTCTCATGTAATTGACTAAGCGCATAATTGATGGTTGATTTTGCTCTTGTTTCCACAGACATGAAGTTACTTTTCCCATCCGCACTGAACGCAATTGTTCGGTTTAATGCCTCCAACTTGCTTCCGTTAAAACTGCTGATGTGATCTTCCAGTCTTTGTCTGGCTGCAATAGTCAGTGCCACTCTTCTCTTTTTGAGATTAGCTTCACGCAGTAATTCTTCTGCTGCCGTCTGCCCTGCACGCTGCAGGCGCTCAGACTCACTCAGTAACCGCCATGATGATGGATCGTTTCTGGCAAGATTCTTCATATTCCGGATGATGCGGCTCTCAATATTTTGAATTTCTGCTGCTGTCAAAACTCGTTTTGAGGCATTTTGTACTGCCTGTATGCATTCAGCTCTCATTTGACCTATCTCCCTAGAAAACAATTAACTGCAACATCAAACAAACCGGCATCATTCTGAGCATCTTCCGCCTGCTTAACGGCGTCAGAATATAAATCAGAGGCTTTAACCTTTGATGTATTCCCAGCTTCATCAATAAAATCAATCTCTAAATCAGGGTTATTTTTGATAGCCATTCTTGCACTCAATGCATCAGAATCAGCGTCATCAATGCGCTCTCCCTTTACCAAGGTTTCTGCCTGAACCATTTCATCAGAAGTAATTTGCACCCGATCGCGTGGCTTTGGGGTAGAAAAATAATTCATCAGAGCTTCTTCGGATTGTTCCGCAGCTAACTTACGCCTGGATAATTCAGCTCTCGCTTCATAAAAACGCCCGCCTGAAAAATTATCTTTCGCAATTTGCTGTTTAACTTCCAGCTCGCTTTTCAGTTGAGTTAATTCATTATTGAGTCTGCGTAACTCACTTTGTTTTACTGTTCTATTGTGGGATAGCTCGCGGCCACTGCCGACTAAATTCTGATTATTTATTGTGCCTATTTCTCTGGATTTTTGATCAATGCGATAATTTAAATCATGAATTGAACCCGCTACGTTTTCACGCTCACCGCGATTAATTAATTGATCGGATAATTCCTTCAATTGAACATCTTTTGCCATTGATATTAATGACCCATCATCAATAACCCCAATAGCCTCACGGATCGATGTGTCTAACAACGTTCTCTTATTCGCAGGCATGAACTGAGTGCCATCCAAAATACTTCCTAAATCTACCAGGTCCCCCTGAACTAAATCACTCATAGCTTTTCGCATTGCCTGTGCGTGACCATCCATCGACATAGCATTAATAGGTACTCCCGGTGCTGTATCTATATCCATATGCATCTGCTGGTTAGCGGTTAATGCAGCATCAATCTGAGACCCGCTAAATTCCGGTAGTGCAGTATTTTCACCACGGCTGTTTATGTACCTTCCAAGCCCGCCGAATGCGACACCAAGCACGGCATCAATTGCCATTGATTGCTTATCAAACACCTCATACTGTGATGCCAGTTCCCTGTATCCAGCATCACCGAGAACTTTTGCTGAGTATCCTCTCTGAGCCATGCCCATGACAACGTTAGAACCTGATGCAAATAATACGTCCGGGGTGGCTTTAGCTACCGCTGACATTGGCTTCCCGAGAGACCCTCCCTTCGCCAGCAACTGGTTTCCGACACTTTCAGCCATGATGCCGCCGCCACGCAGACCAAGTGACATGGGAATGAACACGCCACCAGCAGCGAAAACTCCTTCACCAAAAGCTTTTTCCGAGGCGACGCCCGGAGCAACACCATCAGCAACTGATTTTTCATAATCAGAAAACCCCTGCAAACCACCTACGGTAAGGGCGCTGCCAAGCGCTCCACCGGTGAATGAAGCGGCGGCAGCCTGACTACCTATATCGAATAAGCTGAACAATACCTGACCAGCAGTCCCTGTTGTGCCACGGTCTGGGGTCAGTTGCCTAACTTGCTGCTCCGCCAGCTTTCTCTGATTTTTAATAAACTGCTCTGACGTATCATTTAAATCAAAATGCTCATTCAGTACTCTGGCTACCGGGGAAACTGTGGAATCCATTAATCCCCATAGAGCCTGATCTGGTTTAGCCACTAACCCCGTATACATTCCGGCGAACGGGGCAGTAAAAGCACCATCAAAAAAACCAACACTATCATCACTTTGTTTGCTTCTTGATGCCTCATCTAACGCCTGATTCTGAGCAATCTGATTTAATCCAAAGTAACTCATAGCGGTATATCCCTGATTTTTTCTTGTGACAAATCAATAACAACCGGTGATCCACTCTTATCTAATAAATAGCCAGAGCCCCGCTTAATTAAATATTGGCTGTCCCCAAAACTTTGTAACCCGACTGCATCAATTGGATAAGACCCTGTAGCTTGCCCCATGCTCATCAACTGATTACGAACTTTGGTATTAAATGTATCGCTATCCATACCCCACGGAAGCATTACCCTTCCTCTTCCGTTGTAGTCATAGATACCGCCAGTTGCTATATTTATTGCCTGCCTCCATGCGCTTTCATCATAATCTCCGGACAAATTACCTTTCTTTGCCATCATTCCGGCATATGCATCTTTTGAAGTTTCATATGCACCATTTGCTCCATCGATATCTCCGGCAAATGTATCACCAACAAAATCAGCAAATTCTTCCTTCATCTCTGAGTCTTTAGGTAATACAAGATCTTTAGCAGATCTCCTGGCTGCATTACCCTGTACTATCAGCTCCGATGCCTGCTGTGGTGACATGACAACATCACTACTCATTCTGTTGTATTCAGTTGTAATACTGGACGGCTTATTCATTATCATTCCAGCCACTGCCAATGATGTGTCTGATTTACTGATCTGCCTTAACGCGGCTGTATAACTGTTATTGTTTTTAAGCCCTTGCCTCATCGCATCCAGGAATTCAATTTTTTGGCTGGACGGTGCTTTCTCCATTAACTGAGATAGAGTTATTTCTTCCTGAGCGGAAAAAACAGTTAACGGTGTCTGATAACTATTAGAAATATCAGTCACACTGGCAGACCTTTCTTTCAGGGAGTTTGTGAAACTCTGAGTATTAGAGAAATCAATCTGATTAAGCTTTTCCCGATCAATGCTGAATTGTATCGGATCTGATTTTCGCGCATTATTAACAGTATCAACCGCCTTCACCAGCGTGTCATAGCGTTTCCAGTTATTCGATGCATCGTAATCACCTGTTGGTTTTTTTGATTCCAATAACGACTTTTGCGCATTTGGCGATAAATATTGGACAGTGGCTATATCCGCCCCCATCGCTATCGTTTTCTGAAGTTGTTCATATTTTTTGGTTCCTTCATATTCACCATTTGCATACATAAGATCATTAAGTGATGGAGGGTTGTTATACACAAGACCTCTCGCCGCCTGAGCTTCAGCATCTTTGACTCTGTCATCTAAAATATTTTTATATTCCTGACGATGCTTATTCTGCGCCGCCTCTCCTTGCTTTCTGATCTGATACTGCTGGACAGGGGTCAGCATTGGCCACCATGCATTACCACCAGCATTAACTTCCTTTCCAGTCTGTCCCCGCGATTGATACTGTGAAGGATCAGGCTCCGGCAGCCTTGTTAATCCCAGAGCGGCCTGCAATCCTGTATCAACCTGTTCACCGCTGATGCTGTGATTACCTTCCTGTTGCATAATTGCTGTGGTAATACTTCTCAGAGTATTGATGTCGGTAACATCAATCGGTACGTTCGGGTCAACTCCCATCTTCTCAGAAACAAATTTAATGTAGCCATCTGTATCGTTACCGTCTTTCTTTGGTGCCCAGCGGCCGATAATTTGATTTACGGTAACAACACCTTTATTACGGTAGGTGATCAGGTTTTTTCCCAGCGCCCGGACGCCATGCTCCGGAGTGGCAAATTGGACAAAATCACCATCATCACCGACCTGACCTTCCCAGTTATTATCTGAGATACGAATATTGCCCGGATTATTATTGCGTGAGCCACGATCATCATAAGGTGCACCAGAAACACGCATCGCGCCGCTAATATCTGATGGCTCACCAACAGCACCTAACGCTCCGATAGAATCGGAAGCCATCGCGTTTTGTGCTGCCGTCCAGGCAGTCTCATTATCAAATTCATTAACCCTGACCGATATTTCCTCATCACTCAGCCCGCGAGCACGACCAGATTCAATAATATTGTGGCGACCAAGAGCCATGAAACTGGTGAAAGCGCGTGGGTCATTAAAGCTGTCTGATGCGCTTTTTGCATACGAAGCTACAATAGCTTTGTCTCTACCCACCTCAAACGCCTGAGACTCTTTAAGCTCATAGGTTCGCCCTTGGTTGTGATATTGCCTTACCATAACGCTGTACTGTTTTGAGGCATCTTCACGCGATCCTTCAGGAAGCTGCATCAGCATTTCATTCCATTTGCCGGAAATATTAGTCATGACCTCATCAGACTGACCGACAGCATTCTTTCCCTGCTTGGTATACAGCCCTGATTCCGGGTTATGGAACTGGTCGTCTGCATACTCCTGAATCTGCAAGAGCGCATCCTGCGACAGTGCCACATTAGCGCGCTGTTTGGCTTCGGCAAAAGCGTTGATATACTGATCACCAGCCTGTGCCAGCCCTGCACCAAAGTGTTCCGGTGATGATTGTGCACTGAATCCGTTGGATGGTAACAGGCTGCTGCTGACCTGACGTTCGTTATAGGTTGGTACAATTGGCATAGCAGCCTCCGTTAAAAGAATCGCCCGTAATTACCGCTCTGGCGTGTTGTATCAAACAGATTAGATCCTGTGGTAGTGCTTTCCGACCCAAAGCTGAGTGGGTTTCCGGTACCGCCTGCCACTTTGTATGCACCCCACGCACTCAACGGCGTGGTCAGAATAGTGCCGATAGCACCAATATTTCCCTGACGGCGAGACATCTTCGCGTTGAGACGGTCATTGGCAGCCTGTAACTTGTGCCCGTATGCCTCGCGGGAAGCGTTGTTCATCACTGTGAGTGCATCTAATTCACCCATGGCCGCTGTGTCACCGAAGATATCCAGCGCACCACCTGCACCGAGGTCAACACCATTGGCTGACATGGTAGCTGCCTGCGTGCCTGCCAGCTGCCGGGCGCGGGTTCGTTGCTTTTCAGCATCTGCATTGCCACGGTTAACCGCATCATCTGCTGCCGCATCACTCAACTTTGCATTCTGGTTTGCCACATCGGCATTGAATTTACCGGATGTGTACTGACTGTATGCCTGCATGGCGCCGGTGCCGATTGCAGCAGCTGCCAGCATGGTTGGTTCACACATTATTTCGCCCTCATGGTGAAGTGATGGAAAGGCAATTTCATTAAACCGACCGGTTCCGCCGGTTCCAGCCGAAAGCCCAACCAGTGAAGCCAGGCTTTCGCTACGTGATTACGTGTATCGACATAATTTTCCAGTACCGGATAGACCGCCAGCATGGCTTTAAGTACCGGCTTACATCGGCGCAGGAATATCTTCTGATGCGTTTCAAGGTGAGACGAACTCACCAGCCACGGAATACCAATACCGCTCAGAATTGAACCGGGCGCCACACCGAATATTGTAACGACCTGACCATTGATCAGACCAGACCACGCCTTTGTCGAACAGGTAATACCCCGGGTAAGAACCTGCTCTGCCGTCTGACCGGAGAATGCCGCGAACTCATCGTGATCAGTCTGACGGACGTAAGGCAGGAGCTGCTGAATATGCTCAGCGGTTGCCGGGACAATCTGTACATGCGCCATCAGTTAAAACCCTCCGACATCAAGGCGCGGGATAACAGCGAGGATAGAGAGCGGTAGCGGATCCTCCTGGCGGATAAATACACGCCCGTTTTTGCTCCAGTTAGAATCCAGATTGATTTCCACAATGCCGGTCGCATCATCGACAGGGTTATCGTAGAACTCAAATTCCCGCTGCGGGTATTCATACAGGTGCTCTTTGTCGGTACCGGCCCACACACCACGGCTGGAATTGACGATAAGGCTGGCGACTTTTACCAGTTTCTTTTTATCCAGCAGGGTTTCCTGCCCGTTGATATGGATATCCAGCGTTTCCAGTTCACTGGTGATCGGCAGCCCGATGTGAACCACCACAGATGGTGTATCGATTTCTGCGCGCTCCCCGGAGATAATGACCGGCGGTGCGGCATTGGCATCTGCCAGCACATTCACTGTTTTACCTTCAAGGTGCCCGATGCCGGTAAAGAATTTACGGGCAAAGCCCCAGCCAGATGTCATCACACTCTGTAATTCATACGGTACGTTACGGTTAGGTGACACCGTAACTTCTTTACTGTTAATAACATCAACGATGCGGCATTTCAGTATCTTCTGCTCACCCTCTTCGGTGTAATCAATGTGGATCTCGTTATCGATGTCCGTTTCTTTGAATATTTCACCACCGAGCACAGACAACCGGTATTCTTCCTGATATGACCAGTCATCTTTACCGCCGGTCAGCACCACGGTTTTATCAGAATCTGTATTGCGTCCGTCATAACTCAGACCGGAATCGACAAAGAAAGCATCTTCTGTCCGGGTAAATAACCGCCCGGCAAGGCGCTCTACATAGCGGACGGTCTTTTTACCGATCTTGCGCTTCACCACGAAATAAACAGCATCTTCCGCACCCTCGCTGATGGTGCAGAGCGATTCAAACTCACCATCTGTATGCTGTGGTGCCCAGGCAAATACCTGTTGTTCGCGCAGATAGGTCAATGCCAGCAATACACCATCGTCACGAACACACCAGGCGATTGAATACGGTACGGTAGAAAACGCCCAATCAACAATCTGATGCTTCTGAAACAAGTGATTGGCGAGAATGGTTAAGTCAGTGCCCTGGTACCCGTCCACATCGAACGAATACGCCAGATCACGTACAGCACTGCCTTTTTCCTGCACATACAGCGCAATGTTCGCCACGGCAATCGGCGGCAGATTACTGGATCCGTTGGCTCCCTGTGACGACATAGAGAAACTGGCTGGTGTCAGTACCTTGTTCTGGTCGCCGGTGACCTGATATTCACCGCCTGAGGTCAGTGCCACCAGCGAGCCGACATCAATCAGATGTCGGATTTCATTTACCTGACGCCCGGCATAGGTATAGATGATGCGATCATCATCCTGAATAGGATTGCTGCGTCCGAAATCTTTATAATCACCGCTGCGACTGGCCCATATCGTCTGTGGCTGTGAACGGGATCCGGCAAAGAACAAGCGCTGCTGGTAATAGGTAACGGTACCGGGATAGCCGGTTTCTTTATTCCATGCTGCCCGCGCCCATTTGTGGCTGGCATTTGCCGTGGTCACAGCATTTGACGGCAGATAAGAAATAACTTTCCCGGTGGCGGTTTTGCCGTCACCGCCGACAGATTCAATTTTGGCAATACCGAACCCGCTGTGAAGATACTCCCACTGAATACCGTTATCGCCGCCCCATCCGTCCCAGCTCATTCCCTCTGTATGTGATGGTCGCAATGTGCCGGTCTTTCCGGCAGTATTGGCGCGGTAATAGTGACTGCCGGCACGGCGCTGATCGTTTACTGCTGTATCTTTATCCGTCTCCCACACCGGCACTTCATCAACGGCGCGTTGCTCAAGATAGAACTGCTTACCGACCTGTTCGCTGCCGAAAATATTGTGTGTCGCGGTCAGTGTTACCGTGCCGGTACTGGCGCTGGCATGTACTTTTATTGCTTTGTCAGTGTTGATATCTTCAAACGGACCGTTCTTTGTCTCTACTTCCACCAGCCGCCAGTCATCGTGATCATAGCGCTGTAGCTCCATCGGCGGGTGATCGGTGTGAACAATGGTCATCACGTCAGCAGACTGTGTGAATTTCAGATTAAACAACTCAGATTCTTTATACGGCGTTGCCAGTTCAAACACGTCACCTTCATATTCACCGGCGGCATACAGCACCTGCCCGCCATCTTTGAACACACGAATGTACAGCTCGCCGAACTCCAGCGCATAGGTCTGTACGGTACTGAACTGAAACGGGATCAGGCGGCATTTTTTATCACTGTATTTTGTCGCGGTAATGAAACGGGTGCCTGGACGATTCTCAGCACCACCGTACTGCCGGACAATGAAGTTACGGCACTTACGCAATGCTGTGGCGTACTTCGCCAGATCCACGCGCCCGTAAAGGCTCGGCGCTATCTCGCCACCGGAAAAGCTGGGCTGAATGATGCTTATAGCCATTACGATAACCTCGCTGCGGTAAATTCATCCATGTAATCAACCGGCTCTGATGATTCCCCCAGTGAGTGCGCTGCCGCGTTGGCAATGGTCATCTGGTAAAGTTGCATTGCCTCATTGCCAATACCGGCATTCGATGCCAACGGCCGAGCCAGTTCAGCCGCCAGCCGCCACGCCAGCGCATCTTTAAACAGGGCGTCATACATATTGACGTCAGTCACGCGGGATACGTACTGCATCCACGCCTCAGGCTGATCGGTATAAATAAGTTTCCCGGTACCAGCTTCATCCGCACCGACCTGAAAGTGAATCGCCGTATCGGGGCGGTAATATTTTTCACCCGGACGGATAATCGCTATAGCCTTCATGCAGTCAGTCGGGTAGCGGTAGGCGAATCGCCATTCCGGCGGCGGGCTGCTGGTGTCAGCAAGTGCCACACGCTTAACGGCAAAGTTCCACGGAAAATCTGACAGCACCGCGTCACGGCACTGTTCATAGTGCAGGCTGCACTGGTTCGCCTCTTTGCTGGCTTCGGTCATGCTGTTGATGGAGCGGCTGTTACCGATGCGGCTGAGCGCGATATTGCAGATTTCGATTTCTGATGCCACTGTGCTTATCTCCCACTCTCAGGCAGAAAAAGAAAAAGGGGCTTTCGCCCCCTTTAGAATCGGGGGTTATACCCCTAGCTCTTTACGTTTCGCGTCGATATCAGCGCGGAGCTTATCGGCTCCCGCATTGTGATGCGGATTCTTGCCAAACAACTGAGTGTACTGATCTTTCAGTGCAGTCAATTCCGTATCAGCACCACCATCACCGCCTGATGTACCGGAACTGTTAGTGCCATCACCGTGGTTACCAGTGTCGGTACCACCATCACCGGCAGGCGGTGCAACCTGTTCATCAGAAATAATCAGCTCAAGATTGCTGCCCGGTGTACCGGTGAACTCAACTTCTTCACCAGGGTAAAGCAGGCGCCCGCCGAGAAATGATTTCTTTAAAATTCTGTATCGTGACATGTCACACCTTAATTGCTGACGGCTTCATAGACAGGATGCGCATCCACAGACAGGTTAATACCGGCTGTAAATTTGCCCGCAGTTAACGGACCATCACCCACGACATACTGCAAACGCAGAAACTTGAGTACGCCCTGCGGCAATTTAGCGGCAATGCGCTTACCGGCATTCAGGGATGAAATAGGTATTGGCTCAGACAGAAAGATAGCTTTCGCAGCAGTGAACTCTTTGTCAGTCGCGGTTTCCAGTTTGATTTGCACGGTGGCATCACCGGCAGCTTTCGCCTGCTCAGTCACCTGAGCGAACAGTTCCAGCGGCTCACCAATACCGATATCACGGAAATTACCGCGCACCGGTCCGAGGTCGATAATGCTTTTCCCTGCGGCAGATACCGTTACCGCCTGATCGACGGAGAACATGGTTTCTTTATCTAAAATCATTGTGTTACCCCTGTTAAAAGGTTGCCGGAGGCTGATACCGTCCGGCAGACGCGGTTACTTAACCTGACCTTCGGTTGTCAGAATGGAATCGACGCGGCGCACAGGGATCTCATCGAACGACACAACTTTCTTCCCTGCCACTTCCTGCATGGAGATATTGACGTTCTTGGAGTTCTTAATCTGGCGGCGCATCCAGCTGCGGATTTGCTGGTTGCAGTAAATTACCGGGCGACCCATAGCAAGGTTAGGGATCTTCTCAATCGCCTGGATCAGAAGATCAGGCAGGTCGAGCGAACCGGCGGCGTCCGGGTCTTTCTTCAGCTTGCTGATGTCGATGTTGGCGACACGCACCACATAGCGCCAGTCGCGGACAGTCAGACCGTTTTTCCACTGAAAGTGTGTGCGGTACCCTTCATATTTACCGCCATTTTCATCTTCCAGCGTCACCTGACCTTTGTGTTCCTGCTGTAAACCAGCTTTGGAGCCTTTCGGGAACAGGCCGTGTACGGTATTTTCACCCCACACCACCAGCCAGATTGAGGTCAGATTGCTGCCCGTACCACCGGCATCAATGATATTGACGCCGTTCTTGGCTGCCAGACTGTTGAAACGGGCAGACAGCCCGGTAAAGCGCTGCGGGTGTACCGTGGTATCACCGTAGATCAGTGTTTCCGCCATCTCCTGATTCATGGATTCCAGAAACGCCAGTGACTCAGAGAGTAAAAACTCAGCAGTCTGACCATTCAGATCAGCCAGGTCTTTATCCACTTCGGAATAGGTTTCCAGCATCCCGACCGTATCAGTAACCTGCGCGGTGGTTGATTTACTTGGCGGCACACCATAGTTCAGCATGCGCCACGTTGCGGACGGCAGACCGGTACGCACCGTAGTACGGTGTCCGGTTGCCTGATTGGCTTCGACAAACAGCATGTCGTCCAGAATTTCATTAGTCTGATTCAGCAGTTCGACGATTTTCGCCTGTTTGCTGTCAGGGCCTTGTCGTTTAGCCCAGTCAAGTAACGTAAGAGCCGGCATGTTTTACCCCTTGCTTAATTATTTTCCGGTTGGCCCGAATAACACAGCAGCGGCACTTTGCCCGCCGCCACTATTGCCAGTGACAAGACCGTCTTCTGACATGGCTTTGCCGATATTGGCAAAAATACGCACCAGCTCCGGGTGATTTCCGAGGCCGGTATCGTTCAAATACGTTTTCAGCTCAGGTGTACCGAACTTATCCATTGCTTTCTGTGCAGAGCCGATAGATTCATCAGAACCCAGGGCTTTATCTGCCTTAACCTGCTCCGCCCATTGTTCAATCTGCTGCTGCCACTGTGCCGCCTGCTGCTCAACCAGCTTCGGCATAATCTTGCTACCGTACACATCCACCAGCTTTTGCGCCTGGTCATTGCTCAGGTTCAGTTCTTTGGCGATCGGCTCAAATGCTTTTACAGCTTCGGCGTCCAGCTCCTGACCTTCACCGGTTTTAAATTCATACTTTTCAGGCACGGCTACGGCTGGTTTGCCGGGAGCCGCTTTCGGATCTGTTTTCGGTTGTTCGGCGCCTTTGCCCGGCTCATTACCCGCAGGCGTACCGCCGTTATCTGCCGGTGGTGCTTCTGTGCCAGCCAGTGTGCCATTCGTGCCTGTCGCCGCTCCGCCATTGTCACCACCCTCTGTGTGCTGTTCTTCACACAGGCGGCGCATCATTAAGCGCTGCCATAAGTTCATGATTGCTTCTCCTGTTGTTTTGCGGCTTCACCCGCCATCAGTGCGTAAAGTTCAGGGCAGACACGATGAAGCCCCTCAAATACCTGTAAACCAAAGTTACGGCAGCCCTCTTTAAAGGCTGTCAGATACGGATCCTGTGCAAATGAACAACTGAATACATTGCTGTCACTCAGCAGCACCCACATAAACCTGCGTCCCTCTTCCGTTGACATAACGGCTTTTAAATCAGCGTCAGCGCGTTTTTGCTGTTCGCGGCGCTCTATCGCCAGCCCGGCTTCTTCTTCTGGTGTGAGCAGATAGCTTTCCTGCTGTTCCGTCATTGCCCGCCGCCTGTCATTGCTGCCAGTGCGCTATTGTCGTCCATCGGCGTGTTACCCAATGCCTGAGCACCACCGACTGCCGCCTGCGCCATCTGCATCTGTTGCGCCATAGCCTGCTGCTGTGCCCGCTGTTCGCGAATTTGAGCAACCTGCTCGTTGGTGGCGACAACCGACGGCGGCACTCCGATTGAAGCGGCGTAGGCGTCGATAGTTTCGTCCACGTTGATTTTGTCCAGCGCATCCGGTTTGAACTGACCTATGCCGCTGGTGAAGCCGATGAAACGCTCAATACTGCTGACGCCGATCGCTTTCTGAGCCTGCGCCATAACGGAGATATATTCGACTTTCAGCTGCATGCCCTGCATTTTATCCGGCGGCATAGGTAGCAGGTTGTTTTCTGCCATCATGCCGAACGTGCGGTTAATCAGCTTATCCAGCAATTCAGAATCCAGGCGCTGTAATACCGGTCCGAGCATCAGCAGTTTTTCTTCCCGCATTTCGTTCACTGCTTCAACCGGCATTGAACGGGTATTAATGGTCTGCATCATCCGGAACAGGTCAACGAAATAGGCGTGGTCGATAATCTGGCGGGTGTCCTGGATATCTTCCAGCAGGCCGTTGGTACCGTTAGCAGGGATCTGGAACAGCGGTTTGATCTGGTTGTTCACGTCTGCCATCGGCAGATAGTTAATCCCGCCGGGGATAGTCGAAATACGTTGGCTTTTGATTGAGGCCGGAGCCTGTAACGGCGGGTTGGTGATTTTGTCGATCATCTGCGCTTTACGGCGTTGCAGCAGTTGCAGGGCTTTCACACTACCGAGTGCCACCATACCGGGACAGGATGAACCGTAAACGTCCTCGCCGTTCACTTCCCAGCGTGGGGCCATGATCGGGAATTCGTCGTAACCGGATTCACGCAACAGCTTGTCGTCAGTGCTATTAGCCTCGTAATAAACGGATTTGTACGCCTTGTGTTTCGCTTCGAGTTTGCCTGTCTGGCGATCAAGGTTCGGATAGACCGCGTGAACCACATTCACCCACTGCCCGTATTGACCGCTGTTCCACTGTGATTTCACTGTATCGCTGACAGCATCCATACCGAACTCAGTGATCACCTGACGCACTGTCATGCTGAATTCACGGACGGCAGTATCGACACTCAGATCCGCGCCGTTGGCAATGTAAAAGCTGCCGGTCGGAAACGGTACGGTACGTATCACTCGCTGCGGGTCGGCGACAACAGCCATTGCACCGGTGGAAAACGTGCCTAAGTCTTCGTACATCAGCGGCAGCGATTGATAGAGATTGGAGCGGTTAAACACTTCGTTCATCCGCTGTTCGACGGTTTCCAGCCACAGTTTTACCGGACCGTAATCCATCAGCTCACGATCAGGTGTCGCCAGACGGAACCACGGACGCGCCGGGCTGGTAATGCCGGACATCATGCCGCTGGATAAGGTACGCGCCGCCATGACGGCAGCAGGGTCAATAATCTTACTGTTACGACGGTCGCCACGGTTAACTTCCGAGGCAGTAAAACGGGTACTGCGTGGACGGGTGAAATCAGACAGTTCACGCCAGTGTGGCTCAAAAGAGAGACGCTCAGCTTTGAGTTGAGAGAGTTGTTTATTTAACTGCTGTTTCAGGCTGTCTGACATTATCCGCCCCTGTGATTACTGGCCTAACAACGTTTTACCGCTGGTGGACGCGGCACCGTTGGCCCCCTGCGAGCCGGTCAGCATGGTTGACTTACGACCTGACGCGGAACGGCGGCGGCGCATTTCTTCATCACGGCTGCTGGTAACAGCTTCATCCTGTTCCTGCGGAGCGGCCTGTACCGGCGGCGGCGTATTGATTTTCGGCTTACTGAATCCACACATAAATCACCCCGATTAAAATAAACAATTTATCTTATAGGGATTGTATATCAAGTTTATTGACTTTTGAAATAAACATGACTAACATTTTGTTTATCAATCAGCCGTTGATAGTTCCACTCTCTTGATAGATGTTGCCATTGCTACAGCTTGCCCTCTTCGTGAGGGCTTTTTTTTTGCGTGGGATTCAGGCGTAGGGATCGTAATCGTTATCGGCGACAATTGAGCCGTGGGAGACGTTCTGTTTGAACTGTGGATCTTTTTTGGTGACAGGGTAAGCGAACGTGAGCGCCAGCGCATCACCTTTACCAGGAGAGCGGCCTATGCGCTTTTTAATATCGTCTTTGGCTTCCAGTTGTATCTTTCCGTCCAGACGGACTTTGTATTCAGCGGTAGATAAATCGTCAGCTGTTTCCTGCTCGTCCAGCGCCCCGCCAATTTTAAGCCACGTTTTGACGCTGTTATACATCTCGCCGCGCTTGTTAGCCATCTGTGGATCTGTCGATGAACCGTTGAACTGCACCAACTGCCAGTCGCGCCCCCAGTTCATGCCAACGGAATAAATCCCGGTACCGTAGCCGAAATCAATATGCACTGCGTCAGCCTGAAGGCTGTCTTCAAAATCAGCAATACGTTTCGCCATGATCACATCATCGGTGGTTTTGGCACCGGACCATAAAAACTTACAGTGCAGTCCCTGCCGCATGTAGATAACCGCATCATCAGCGCCGGAATAGGCAGGGTCAACACCGATGATTACCGGCGCATGAGCCACCTCAGCGGCGGTTACAATGCGCTTCATGGCGGCATCGGTCAGGCCGGTCGGGATAAACTGCGTTTCAGAGGCGGACGGGAAAATACCGCGCACACGGACTTTTACAAAGTCGCTGTCTTCACCGTAGTCATTTATCCACTTCTGAAGCTGCTCTTTGTTGGTCCCCTCCACCGTCCGGCTGTCTATCTGCTTTGTGCGCCAGCGGTGTTTAAACTTCCGGAAGCACTCCCGGAAGCGCCCGGTGTTACGGGTCGGGTTACCAAACGCAATCCAGATAATTTCCGTGTTCTCATCCGTCAGTGCCCCCTCAGCTACTTCCCACACCAGATCGGCAATGTTGGATGCCTCATCGAACACCAGAATGATGCGCTTGCCCTGGTTGTGCAGCCCGGCGAAGGCCTCGGTGTTGTTCTCTGACCATGGCACGGCATCTGCCCGCCATGCGTTGGTATGGTTCGGGTCGTTGGAATAGATAGCGGTTTTGGTACATGTGAACCAGTCGCGAGTGATGGAAAGACGCTGCCACTTGGCAATCTCCGGCCATGTTTTGGTTCGCAGCTGGTTTTCGGTGTTGGCGGTGACGACGACTTTACAGTCTTCGCAGGTATCCATGCCCCACTTAATCACCATGGAAATGAATGCTGATTTACCGATACCGTGCCCGGATGCGCGAGCCAGCAGTAGCGGCTGATGCCTGGTGTCCGGATTACGCAAATGCTGTCCTATTTCACCCAATGCCTCTGCCTGCCACTGACGCGGACCGCCAGCCGTTTCCAGTTCGGTGCCCGCCTCGCCCCACGGAAATGCGTACAGTGCATAACTGAGCGGGTCATGCGTGAACATGGCGATATCATCAATCAGCTGTTCTTCCGGTGTCGCGGTAGCGGCATCTGTCATTACTCAATGCCCTCGGCTGCCCGTTTACGTGCCGCTGCCAGTTTATCCGCCAGCGAGATATTGACGTCCACCTGTACACGTTCGCGGAATGCGTTGATATCGACGTGCTTACCGATCAGCTCCAGCACCTTGAGTTTATCCAGGAGCTTCACTTTTTTCAGGCGGGTATCACCATCTATGTCAATGATATCGAATGCGGCCACCGATTTACGCCAGACCGGCGACCATTCACTGATGGGCTTGATATCGCCTTTCTCAGTGAGAATATCCGCGATATCAGCATCCAGCATATCCACCAGCCGCTTGAGTACAGTGTCGGCGCTCATCTTGGTGCGCTTGTTCCGCTGCTGCATAAGCTGGGCGATACGTTCCTGAATACGGGGATCGGCCATCAGTACCGATGCGCGTTTACAGGCACTGCTGGGAGCATACCCGGCAGCAATGGCAGCATCAGCCTGATTATCAGGCGCTTTGAGATATTCCTGACAAAAACGCTCCATCTGAGCGTTCAACGGTGTAGGCTTTCGTGCTGGTGGTTTGCGTGGTCTTTTGATGGTCATAATGATTACCTCTTTGTTTATTATGACCAACTAAAAGATAACATTCAAACCTGTGAAGTGTTTTGAACTACCAAAAATCTTTTGGTAGTTGGATTTTTCGTTATGGTGATTCCCATAACGGAATAGTATCAGACAGTTAGCCAGTGCTACCCTCACACATGAGGGAATCAAAACGGTGTAATTACACCAAATTAAACCCACTCAAACTCGTCGAAGCCTTCAAATTCATCGAACAAGTTCATCTCACAACCTCCCATCGATAACCAGCACAGCAATTACTGCCACCATTGAGTGAATAATCACCTTGAAGTAAAAAAATAACATCTCTTTCCTAGTCGGTTTTTTGACTTGTAATGCTCGCTCTTTCATTTGACGCCCAAGTAATTTTATATACTCATCGTTGATTGGCTCCATCGACCCTCCATTCCGGCGGTTTATTTTTTCGCGTCAACCAAATTTCAGTTTTACCTGTTATTTGTCAACCACCCTGAGTTTAACCTCATGCCACCCTCTTGTATTCCAGCATTCGGCATCACCTGAAAAACAGCACTCAGTGACCGGCAGCGCATCGCCGCACTTACCACAGCAGCGCTTTGATAGTTCAGCAATCTCACGCTTAAGCCGTGCATCGTCGTTGCGTATCAGCATCTGAATGTACTCGGCTTCATCGTATGGCTCACGACCGGGACGGCGCAGCGCACAGTTGCGTTTGATCATCTCGTGCTCTTCGGCTTCAATCTGCCACTGCGGGGTTATCATACCAGCGCTACGCTGGCGTTTACGCTGTGCTGCTTTGCGTTCTGTCGGGGTTTTAGCCATTGATAGTTACCTCACGCTGACCGCGCACGCCCATCAGCAACGAATCAAACCGCGTTATGTCCGACCGTCCGAACTCAGGATCGATATACGCTTTCTCAACCACTCGCCCACAGAACTCGATGTGTCTCGGCTTATCCGGCTGCTGTGTAGCTACCGGCACAATCTCCCCGGTGTATTCACGCATGCACTGGTACAACTTGGTGATTGCATCGTCAGCAACAACGAAGTCAGGGATTATCGTCCTACCTCTGGCAACCCCGCCAATCTTTTTAATGCAGCCGATATTGTAAAGCGTATTTGTGTAACCACGGACTCTGTAGGCTGACATGCACAGCAACTGAGCAACCGTTTTATTGGTGAATTTATCCAGCTCTCTGCACTGCCGGATGATATTAATGCATACTTTGAATTTATCGTCGGTCATTTCAGTAACTCCTCCGGAATCTCCACCGTGTCGCCAAACTCAACCATAGCCACAGCGCGGCAAATTGCTTCCTGCGGTGTGCTGCCTGTTGCATAGTCGCCAACCAGATGAGGCGGTGATGCATACCAATAATCAACACCATCGATTTCTTCCACGGATATTTCGATCCATAGCTGCCCAATAAACTTACCGCACAACCCCCATCGCTCCGATGGCTTATAGACACCAATAAATCTTTCATCTTTCACCAAGACATTGCCAAGCTCATTGATTGACACCTTCAGTTTGCCTGCCATCGCTACAGCCCAATCCAGCGTCCGACCTGAAAGCTCACTTGTTTTTACGGTTTTCATTAATCGCCTCCTTCTGCGAGTTTCTGCATAGCACCTGCGTAACGGGACATACCTATTTCCAGCGCCGACTTCACTTCCTGCTGCGATGGTTGTGGCAGTGCCGGGATGATTGACCAGTACAGAAAGTTATTAGGCCACTGGCGGACAACCCAATCCTGAACGATTGTTTTCTTCGGCTCACCGTCGTAATTCCCGCCGACATATTTTTTCCTGCACAATGCGATAACCTGATAATTACGCTCTTTAGCTTCAGGTAGTTGCTCACTCGTCTTAATCCATTCCATTGGTAGCTCCTAAAATTGTTTTCCGTGCGCCATGGCTCTGTTTTCACGCTTGTGGTCAGCGCGGTTTTTGTTGTATTCCAGCTTCTCTGAAATGGCCGTTTCAATGTCATATCCAAATGCCTGCGCATAATCCAGAATACGAATTACCGCGTCCGCCAGTTCGACTTCCGCCATCTTTCGGTGAGGCAGATGTTCATCCATCTGGTCTTTCCGCTCGCCTTCCATCGCTTCACTGATTTCAGAATGGATGAGACACAGCAATGTGCCTTTCTCTCTTGGGTTATCCCACCATCCTGCATCTACGTTTTGCTGATGAATCTGCTGCTGAAGTTGCTTAATTTCCATAGTCAAAAGTCCTTCTGTCCTAGGTTATGCCGCACTTGCGGTTAATTTTTTAATTAATATCGCCGTGACATGTCACGATTGTTTATTTATCTGAACAGACCAAATTCCCAATTCAGGTTATCCAGACACTCCCTGTCTTGATTGAGACAATAATCCCACTGTTCTTGGTCTTTGTGCTCTCTGACCAGCTGCCAGCACCAGCCGCCATTGTGTTTAACCCGTCTTACTTTCCTGATTTCGACATCATCACAATCAAATATAACTCCACCGCCAGAACCTAAATGAGCGCGCAAAACGTCAAGTTCTACACTGATAACCCGGAACAACTTCGGCATTGGTTTAATGCCATTGTGGAAATCATCTATTTTTGGATATTTCATTGTGTTACATCTCCCACATCATCAATGAGGTCGCAGCAATGCACCCAGCGCCTCACATAATCATTAATAATCCGGTATTGATACCTCAGAAAAATCGACACATAACAGCATGATTTTTAACTCATAACTTATTACCGATATCATTCACCAATAAAATAACCCGCTCACAAACTTACCTGATGGTAATAAGTTCATGATTTCGCCATTACTCCGGTAACCTTACCGTTATCTTTCCTGCCTCACCCCAGACCTTGGAAACCGCCACATTCCAGACCCTGCAATCATCATCAAACAGTGCATCCATCAGGGCTTTGAGCAGGTTATCGACGTCCGGCTTCTGCTGGTGCGGCTGACCGTCCATGCTGCGCCTTTTAATACCGGACCAGCTTTTCGGCATCGGCATCTGAAACACTATCTCAGCGCCTGACTCCGGCAGCGCCACACCCCGTAACCGGGCTTCGTCACAGAATGCCCTGTACCGCAACACAGCAGGCCGTTTCTGCCACTTATCCCGCTGTGTCATGCGCGGCTTTGGGATTGGTGTGATATCAAATTCATTAACCCGCATTGCTTCTGACCTTTTTCAGCAGTGAATCAAACAGTTTCTGCATCCGTGCCGGTTCGCCAGTCTGCTCAATCGGACGGCGCTCACATGGCTTTCGCTCAGTCACACGCGGCTTTGATGCTGTCGCCTCACTGCGCTCATGGCTGCGCCGGAATGCCTTTGCGATATTCTCCCGCCGGGTCTGTGCCTGATTTTCAAGCCCTTCCCGGTAGTCATACCGCAGCCAGTGGATGAAGTTATACGAATCCCGCCTGCGACCTATCACACCCCAGCGGTGAAGCTGGTCGAGCGCATAGCGCACTGACGATATGCCGATGTTTCGCTTGCAGTCTTTCCGGATGGCGTCCGTCAGTTGCCGCGTGGTGAGATTCTGCTCAACCTCCAGGACACGCACGATATAATCCTGAACCCGCATATAGCCCCCGTGGTAATTACCTTACAGGTCAATATAAACACATTGTTTATCTTTTCAAGCATAAAAATACCTGATTGAGATATACATCAGAAACGTCCTGCAACCCATTGTGAGGCACTTTAAACCCGATATAATGAAAACGTACTGACCACATAGTTAAAACCTCACTGTGTTGTGCTGGCTTGCATTTTGATAACGTTAAACCCTTATGCAGATCGTTGTTTAGCTCTCTCAAGCATTTCCATCCATGCCAGAGGCGGACGGGTTTTATCTTCCACCCGCAGTGTCGGACGTGGTATCTGTTCGCCCTTAGCGACACGCTCAGCCCACTGCCGAATCATCTTCGCCAGACGTTTCTCAACTTCCGGCTCTGTCAGCCGCAGGTCGTACACCTTGGTTCTCAGCTCTGTGAAGATCCAGTACTGCACCGGATGCCGGAACGGGTACATTTCAGCACTACGGTAGTTATTACGATTTGCCTGATACTTCTGAAAATCACGCAGCATGTCGTCAAACGGGATCCCGAATGCGTTCTGGTCCACCAGCTTATCGGACAACATCACAATCACATCTGACAGTTCCGGTGGCCACGGATTGCCGTTCATGCAGCGATCAACGCAGAACGTGAAGATCATCTCAAACTGGCTGTCATTCAATCCGCCGGTCGCCCGCTTCCACATCGATGACGGTTCCGTGTTGTTCTTCCTGGTCCATTTCTCGCCGTACAACTCGATCATTTTCCACCAGAGCTGTAACAGCATCTGGTCCGTGTCTGTCGTGGACGCTCTGTAAGAACTCCCGCATGGCTTTTGATTTTCCGGCGAATTGGTCACCGGCCTGATTGCTTTTCTCTGTTCCATTTTTTACCCCGTTGATTTTCATACGCTGCTGTCTGATACTCTTGGCGAACGCCATTTCCCACTGTGCATGGTGCTTGGCTTTCCCTTCCGCCTGCCAGTACGTGATAAATTCCGCCAGTTCCTCAGACCGGTACGGCTCAGTCAGTATCACGCCCCACTGTGCCGCTTTGCGGGTGAAATCAGGATCCGGCTGCCAGTGACCGGTCATTACGAATTTACCGGGATAATCCGGCCAATTTTCTACCGGTGGATCTTCCCCGTCAGGAGCAGGGACAAAATTTTCTCCACGCACGCCTGAGAGAGTTGTTTTATGTTCTTGTTCCTGATCTTGCTCTTGGCTTCCGAGGGGCTTGCAAGGGGCTTCGGAGACCCTTGCTTTTTTCTCTGATGGTTTCCTCTCAGACGTCATATGAAAGCAGTCTTTGTATTTCTCATAAAACATTGATAAAAATTGATTTTTAGGTTGGCTGTCATACTCTCTTTGTATGCCGATGCACCGGTTATCTGACGCTTTCAGCATGGGTGCAATTTGGTATTTCGCCATTTCAATGACCCAGACAACTTCCGCACCTTCGTCATAGTGGCAAAAACCGGCTTCAATGCACCTTCGAAGCCCCTTTGAAGCCCCTTCAAGACCAAGCCCCGTCTCATGCGCCATATAAATAACCGGGAGGTAATACATTCCCGTCATATTGGCGTGAGGATTTGTCAGCAGATACATAGAAACAATAAGAGCTTCATATCCCTTTTCCCTGATCTCCTTGCCCGTCTTACCTATCCAGAATTGCGGGGACACTTTTCCGTAGTCACGCATAAAAGCACCACTCACTTAGCACTGTTGATTAACTGCTTTAACACAGAGCGATAGACTGTCGAGTTTTCAAAATTGCAGGTAACGCACACACCGTTACAGACGTAACGCGCTGCAAGATGACCGTTTTTGCATTTTTTGCCCGTAAAAAACTTACTCAGCCCTTTCGAGGCAGCCTCTTTCCTGCTGATAATCTCCATTATTACCCCGCTTAATTATGTGTATGTGTAAATGCTATCCAAATTTTTAAAATAGATCAACCATAAATGCGTAATTGTTTATCAAAAATAACCAGAAAAGAAAAAGACCGCAGTGCGCGGCCTTTGATATTCAGCGGGTGAAGAACCGTATCAGCCCCTCTGTTGTTACGGTTACGCCATGATCAATACATGCCTGGTGTAACCGGTTGATGGTGCGCAGTCCCGGCTGCCTGCGGGCATAGCTCAGGTGTGACCTGATATAACCGACGGTTAACCCCGCTTTTTCCGCGAATGCAACACGATCTTCTTTGTTAAGCCCATTCCAGAATGCATGAAAATCGAAATATTCCATATTTTTCCTGTTCCGTTATTAAACATTCTGAGAATAATAACCAACATGGTCATTTACCAACAAGGTCATGATTCTGTTTAATGGCAGAATCAGATAAACATTTACGAATACATTTTAATCAGGCAGCCCATATGAAAAACATCAATGAGATAAGGAGAGATAACCTCATCTTCATCCTGGAGAAGTATTACGACGGCAGACAGAAAGCACTGGCGGATGCGCTGGGGTTCGCCCCGAATATCATTTCCCGCTACCTTTCATCATCCGATTTGAAGAGTCACCGCAATATCAGTGATGCGGTTGCCCGCAAGATTGAGCACATCACGCGGGTGCAGAAATACTGGATGGATACCGACCATTACAACCGGCCGGCGGAAAGCACAGAAGAGATTTATTCCCCGACCGAGATCGGCGCAATACTGGCGGATAACATCAGCACCTTTATGCTGACGGACGGCATAAAATCACAGACTCAACTATCCGTCAGGAGCGGGCTCGGGCAGTCCACGATTAACCGTATCGTGAAGAATGAAACCTGTGCCACAGTGGATAGCGTGGATTCAATCGCCAAAGCGCTCGGACGCAAAGCCTATGAACTACTGATCCCGTCCAATGACACTGATGTCATCAAGTATGACCAGAAGCGGTACGCCGCCCTGTCACCGGCTGAAAAAGAACAGATTCAGGACTTCATTGAGTTCATCATAAAGAAAAACCGGTAATAAACTCAGACAGATACAGAATCAGCCAGCCTTGTGCTGGCTTTTTTACGTCACAATCATGATCAGTTTGTTTATCTTTTATTGTTTTTTACTGTTGACATCGTTCTGTTGTGGGTTATTATTTATCTCAAGTTGACCAGATTGGTCACGCTCTTTAACAATAAAAACTGCAACACAACCCTTAATTCTGATGCAGCAGAATGTCCGCGCTAACCCGTAAAACCGGAATGCGGGATCGGAACGTGAAAATACTATGAGCTGGCGATTTACGCCGGTTTTGCTATACGCCAAAACATAAACAGTTGGTTTATCTAAATGGTGGTTAACATGACATTTTTTATTCTTAACGGACTGCACATCTTTATCGTGTGCGGCAAGCAACAGCAGTTCTCATCATTTCTTGACGGCGTTAAGTGGGCTTACACCACCAAAACAGCCGCACGGACAGAACAACTTATAGGTGAAGAAAATGGCAGCAACCAATAAAGAACGTATGGACGCTAATTTAGCCGCGGCAATTTTATCTTCCTGCACAGGTGATACCTTTCCTGCTCAGGAACTGAATGACCTGATTGCCCGCATCAACGGTGATAAAGCCAAACCTGAGCTGGCGAAATACGACAACATTGTTTTCCGTGTCGGCATCGCCGCGACATCATCAACCTGTTTACAGTCACTGCCTGATGATCAGTGCATTGCTGCGCTGTCACACATCATCAGCAACATGGATAAGTACCCTGCCACCAGCGATAAGAAGCAGTATTTTGAATCGCTGTGTGTCGCTGACGTATCTCCTGCTGCAAAAAATGATAAACAAACGGTTTATCTATCAGGCGAATCAGAGGAAATGATAACCACACAAGAGTGTCAGGCAGCCGCTGAGCCGCCGCACTTTGAGCCTGGTCGTTACCCTGAAATCACCAACGATGATTACCACGCATCAAACGGTATCAGCAGCACCATGCTGAAAGATGCCCGCATCAGCCTGATGTATTACCACCGCCGCCACATTACAAAAGCTATCCAGCGCGAACGCTCTGAGGCGCTGGATTTCGGCAGTCTGTTCCACACGCTGGTACTGGAGCCGGAAAAGCTGGATGAAGAATTCAGTCTTCAGCCGGTCATTCCCGCTGGCGCATTCACCAACACCGAATCTATGAAGAAATGGATTGAAAGCCATAACGCCGGGTTGGTCCCTGTTATGACACCGGAGCAGCTAAAGGCAGAGATTGAGGCGCATAACGCCACGCTGCCGCAGCCTATCCCGCTGTCAGGCTCTGTTGATGAAATCGGCAGTCTGTATGTATCACTGCCGGATGCTTTCTGTACCATTCCTGAGCATGAAAAACATACCGCTGCCGCAATGAAAGCCTGTATCAAGACTTACAACAACACCCTGCCGGTGCCGCTGAAAACATCCGGCAGTCGTGAAGCGCTGTTAGAGCAGCTTGCGGAGATTAATCAGGAGCTGGTTGACGCTGAACGCAGCAAGCCGGAGCCGGTTAAAACCTCAGGTAAAAAAGAAGACCTGGCACAAAGCATTAAAGCGGCATACCCGGAAGCGGTTTTCGCTGATGAATTAATGCAGGCGTGGCAGGCTGACGGATCCCGCATCCGGATTTATGACGGGCAGTTGGCGCTCGGTAAAGCCATGCAGCAGGCGGTGTATGAGCACCCTGAAATCAAGCCTCTGATTAACCATCCCGGTCGCGCCGTGGAAGTCAGCTATTACGGCATTGATGAAGATACCGGTATTGAAGTCCGTGTCCGCCCTGACCTTGAAATATCCACCACGGACAGCCGTATCGGGTTCGACCTGAAATCCGTATCGCTCGGACGTTTTAAGCAGGATGCGATAGAAGCCATGATCCGCCGGGAAATCTTCAATCGTGATTACCACGTCAGCGCTGCCATGTATTGCGATATCGCGGAGCTCGACCAGTTCTTCTGGATATTCGTCAACAAAGATGAAAATTACAACTGGGTCGCGGTAGTCGAAGCCTCACCGGATTTACTGGAGCTCGGGCGCCTGGAGTACAAGCAGACCCTGCGTGATATCCGCCAGGCTATGGATACCGATGTATGGCCGGGACCGGTCACCACCACGCTCACTATCGGTCTTGGCGATTTCGATATGCGCCGTCTGGAAGCCCTCCGGCTGAATGCCGCTTAACCATCCCCCTATTTAATGCCCGGCATCAGCCGGGCTGGAGACTCTATTATGTCTGAGTTAATGACAAAAGAATCAATGCCGTCAATTTTCAGCGCTGACGGACTGGATAAAATGCTGCGCTTTGCTGAGGTCATGGCACGCGGCACTGTTACCGTTCCTGCTCACTTAAAAGGTCAGGAATCCGATTGCCTGGCAATCGCTATGCAATCCGCTCAGTGGGGAATGAACCCGTTCGCTGTGGCTCAGAAAACGCACATTATCAACGGTGTGCTTGGTTATGAAGCACAGCTTGTTAATGCCTTAATATCAAGTTCATCCGCTATTCACGGGCGCTTCCATTATGAATACGGTGGTGACGGATGGGAAAAATGCACCACCAGCAAAGAAGTCACCGAAACAAAAAGCGGACGCAATGGCAGTTATGATGTCACAAAGCGTGTTCGTGGCTGGACTGATGCTGATGAACACGGTTTATTTATTCGTGTCGGTGCCATTCTGCGTGGTGATGCAGAAATCACCTGGAGCGAACCGGTTTACCTTTCCAGTGTTGTTACCCGCAACTCTCCGTTGTGGGCTACAAACCCGAAACAACAAATTGCCTACCTCGCCGTTAAGTACTGGGCCCGCCTTTATTGCCCCGAGGTAATACTCGGTGTTTACACTCCGGATGAACTGGAAGATCGCACCATGAAAGACGTTACGCCGCCAAAAGAACGCGTAACGCTCAGCGAGTTATCCCACCAGCAAGAGAAGCCACAGCAGCCGGAAGCCGTGAAAGAAGTTACCGGTGAACTGGTTGAAGAATTCGACGCGGAGGCAACCCGTAAAGCCATAGATACCGCTGAAACGCTGGACGAAGTAAAAGATATCCGCATCCGGATTGATGAAGGCAAAAAGGCAATGGGGATCACCTTGTTTACTGAACTGAAAAACAAAGCAGTTCAGGCATATCACGTTATTGATTCACGCAATTTACTGGAAGCGGAGATCAATTCTCTGCCTGAATCAGGCACACCGGAAGCCGCAGACGCCTTTGCAAAGGTTGAACAACTGCTGAATGCCCGTAAAACGAAACTCGGCGCTGATCTGTATGAGCGGTTTAGTGTCACGCTGAGTGATATGAAGCCTGAGTATCAGTAATTCAATGATGCCCGGACTAGGTTTCGGGCGTCACATCAAACCTATTTAACAGGATATAACCATGAGTCAGACAACAATTATCGCAGTATGGCCAAATGAAAAATCTGAATGTGTTGAGGAGCTGAAAAATGCGTGGGGAAGCGCTCCCGTGGTATGGAATGACATGGCAATTCGCTATTTAGATTGCCGGGATAACGGATTCTGGTCATGTATAGATAAGGTATGGCCGCTTTATAAGCGTGGTGACATTCCACTGCACCACCGCGCTGTTCTTGCCATGACGTACGACAATTGCTATGTGAAACAAGAACACTATGCCAAAGCGGCTGAGCTTATAAGAATGTACCTGTCTGATTTCCCGCCTGATCCACAACGCGTTCATCACTGGTCACGTATTGCTGAAATATTTGAAAGTACCCCTGATTGCCATGCAATTGGCTTTTGGATGACATCCGTGTGTGAAAATCCATTTAACGGTGAATGGAATGACGACGAAGAAAAGTATGAGCAGCCTGACTGGTCAAAGTACTGGAGTGTGTTCGATAAACTTGAGTCAGAAAATTAATTCCGGAGATACACCATGATCCCATTAACAAAACCCATCGATTTTAAGGAAGTCAGCCGCATTACCGGGCTGTCCCGCACCACCATTTACACCTATGAGCGCGAAGGTAACTTCCCGAAGCGCACCGCACTGACTCAACGCGCAGTCCGCTGGGAAGAAAGCGAGGTAATGCAGTGGGTTGCTGACCGCCGGACAAATCCGGTAGCACCTGATGAAACCATTCACAAGGTACGTGCTAAAAAGGCAGAGAAACATGAACAGCGCGCGCTTTGATATCGCCAGTGCAATTCTGTCACTACACGGGATCGCGCTCTGGTGCGCCGTCAGTGGCGTTATCTGCGTTATTGATGGTGATAATTTTCAGTTGGTTGTTAGTGATGATAAATGAGGACGCGACATGAAAGAAAGACCAATTATCTTTAATACAGCAATGGTTAAATCCATCATGGGCGGGCAGAAAATACAGACCAGACGTATCGTTAAAAATGTAGCGCCAGACAATGGTTTAACGCTAAAAAAACCGACAAAAACAAGAAGTGGCACATCCATTCATGTATTAGATGCACCAAAGTACGGATTGTGCCCACTCGGTAAAACTGGTGATCGCCTGTGGGTGCGTGAGACGTGGCAGGGTCCGTTAGTTGATTATGATAAAGCTAATGCATTATACAAAGATCCAGTCCCGTTCCAGTTGGTTAAAAATTGTGTTTATCGCGCCGACAACGGTGAAACACCAGAGTACTTTGATGCTGACGACAATTTGAGATACGGCTGGCGTCCATCAATCCACATGCCTCGGTGGGCTTCACGAATATCACTGGAAATAACCAATGTTCATGTTGAGCGGTTGAAGGACATCAGTGAAGAAGATGCTATAGCTGAAGGGATTATCACTGGTCGTTATGGTAATGAAGGTAATTGGCTGAATGGCTTTTATATACCTGGCAACAATCAACCACATCAAACAGCAAAATCCGCATATAGAGAGCTATGGCAATCAATTTATGGCGAAGGCAGCTGGTTTAGTAACCCGTGGGTTTGGGTGATTGAGTTTAAGCCGGAGGCAGCATGACACTTACTTACGGATCTGTATGTTCCGGCATTGAAGCCGCCTCGGTCGCCTGGGAACCTATAGGGATGCTCCCCGCCTGGTTCAGCGAGATTGAACCGTTCCCGTCAGCGGTACTGGCGGCACACTGGCCGCAGGTAAATAACCTCGGTGATATGACCAAAATTGCGGCTGCGGTTCGTTCCGGAACAGTCACAACTCCCGATCTGCTGGTTGGCGGAACCCCGTGCCAGGCGTTCAGCGTTGCCGGTCTGCGTGGTGGTCTGAGTGACGAGCGCGGGCAATTAACCCTTTCGTATGTTGAATTAGCGGACAGTATTGATGAAATCAGAGAACAAAACGGCGAGCAGCCAACCATTATCGTCTGGGAGAACGTTCCAGGCGTCCTCAGCAGCAAAGATAATGCCTTTGGTTGCTTTCTTGCAGGACTTGCCGGAGAAAGTGAAGAACTCAAACCGACAGGGGGAAAATGGTCAAACGCTGGTTATGTGTCTGGACCGAAAAGAACTGTCGCGTGGCGGATCCTCGATGCTCAATATCTCGGAGTGCCCCAACGCCGCCGTCGTGTCTTCGTTATCGCAAGTGCTCGAAAAGACATCTGTCCCGCAGAAATACTATTTGAGTCCGACAGCCTGCACGGGGATTCTCCGGCGTGCGGAGAAGCGGAACAGACAGTTGCCGCCCTTACTAAAAATGGCGTTGGAGCAACAGGCGCAGACGATAACCAGGCACAAGCAGGACACTTGATAGCCGGTTCTTTCCGAATGGCCACTTTCGGTGAATATGTTGATGATGAAACAGCAAGTACGGTTAAAGCCAGAGATTACAAAGATGCTACTGACCTTGCTGTAATGTCTGTACATGGCACTCAAGATCCGGACGTTAATTATGAGCTGGCTCATACACTGGGACGTAATCACGGACAGGAAAATGCCTGTTTTTCATTCGCTGAAAACAGTCAGGGAGAGGTGAGATTACAAAATGGTGATGGTCAGATTACCGGTCCGTTATCGACAGGTGGCGGCAAGCCCGGGCAGGGATATCCTGCTATCGCTGTAGCCGGGAATATTATCGGCCGGTCCCCTGAAAATGGTGGTAACGGAAACGGGTTCGATGAATCAGGCGTCTCTTACACACTGACAAAAACAGATGTTCATGCGGTATCAACAAAAAATATCGTCCGCCGTCTGACGCCGGTTGAATGTGAGCGACTCCAGGGCTTTCCGGATAATCACACTCAAATCAGTTGGCGCGGTAAAGATGCCGCTGACTGCCCGGATGGTCCGCGTTATCGCGCCATTGGTAACAGCATGGCTGTACCGGTAATGCGCTGGATTGGTGAACGTATTCTTGCCGCGCTGCCAGTGCAGGAAACGCCGGATCTGCGCTCAGATTACGTTATTGAGCTGGACGACCTGCGTAATAAACCAGCACACATGCTGAAAGATGTTGGTGACCAGTGGCGCACACCAGATGCTCTGTATTGGGGTATCAACGCAAAGTTTGGTCCGTTCACACTGGATTTATTCACTGATGGCCAGAACAGCAAATGTCCGGATTATTACACCGCTGAAGATAATGCACTGACTCAGGATTGGTCAGAAAAGCTGAAAGACCTGGGCGGCTCGGCATACGGCAATCCTCCTTATTCCCGCAGTAGTTACCACGATAAACAGGCTGTGACCGGTGTCCGTAACATCATGGAGCACGCAAAAGCCATGCGTGAGAAAGGTGGACGCTATGTATTCCTGTTAAAAGCAGCAACCAGCGAAGTGTGGTGGCCTGAGTGGGCCGACCATATCGCGTTTATTCGTGGACGTGTCGGATTTGATTTACCGGAATGGTTTGTGCCGGCAGATAAGAAACAGAAACCATCGGGTGCATTCTTTGCCGGGGCAATCGTCGTGCTCGATAAAGCATGGACCGGCGACAAAATCAGTTACATCAGTCGTGATGAACTGATCGCTACCGGTGACCTGTTTATGCAGCAGGCACACTGGCTGGTGGAAAGAAACAGCTATGCAGCGTAACCATGAGGTAATTTATGCCCGATATTATCGATGAAGCCAATGATTTAAACGAACTGCGCCTGACCGCCGCATTAGCCAACCGCGCACCGAAACCGCAGAGCCTGACCGGGTTCTGCATCTGGTGCCGTGATGAACCGGTTATGCCGGGCAGTGCGTACTGCTCAAAAGAGTGCGGCGATGATGACGCACAGAACAAGCGCAAAAACGGATAGGAGGCCCCGATGCTTACCCTTGCGTTCTACCTGTGGATTGCCGGTTATCTCTTCTCAGAACTGAGCAGAAGCGCCGGAAACCGTACCGACATAGCAGCCAGTGTATTTTATTCCACATTCTGGCTGCCGGTCGGTGCCGCTTACCTCTCTTCCCTGATCGCCGGCAAGGTGCTGGGCGACGAGTAATTACCCCTCTTTACCCTCTTCTATCCACCCGTCAACCATATCTGCCCACTGTTGCAGCATGTCGCGGCGCTGCTCTGCGTATTCCGCTTTGTTGTACACGGCACGGACGCCTTTTTGTTCGTGGGCCAGACACTTCTCTATCCAGTCAGAATTAAACCCTGCCTCATGCAATAATGTACTGGCGGTGCGCCTCAGGTCATGCACCGTCAGTGGTTCAAAGCTGACACCTTTCGCATTTATCCGTTTAACCACACCATCAATCACATTATTCAGTGCTGCGTTCGACAGCGGCTTACGGATGTCATAGCGCCCTGGGATCAGGAATTCACTCCCCATCGCGCAGACCTTAAAGCCGGTCATGATATCCATAGCCTGCCGGGAGAGATAAATAATGTGGCTTCTGCGCTTTTTCATGCGCTCTTTCGGGATCTCCCACTGTGACCGTTTGAAATCGATCTCCGTCCATTGGGCGTGGAGAAACTCCGATTTACGCACCATAGTTAACAGGACAAATTTAACCGCCAGTTTCAGTGTCGGATAACAACTATAGTTTTCAAGTTCCCGGAAAAACAACCCAATTTCTTTCTCCGTCATAGCGCGTTCACGCGGTACAAAGGTCGCGATAGAAGATGCCTTGATACTTGCCGCCGGGTTACTAATTTCATATCCGCGGTCGATGGCGTAATCAAACACAGCACCGACAATCTCACGAACCAGCAGCGCAGTGGCATTACCCCCACGGTCGCAGATCTTTTCACACAATGCGCGCAGCCGTTGTGTGGTGATTTCATCAAGTGCCAGCCTGCCGAATACCGGTTCAATGTCACGCTCAATCACAGAGACTTTCATTGCCCGTGTAGAGTCCGCCAGCCGGACGTTCTGCATATATCTGACGGTATATTCGCTGAATACCGTCGCACCCTTTTTGGCATCAATACCGTCACGTTTGCTCGCAGCCGGTGATACACCTGCATTCAGCTGCTTTTTAGCCTCATTCAGTAATTCGCGGGCTTGCGCCAGCGTGATACCGTCAGCCCCGTATTTACCAAATGTCACCGTTTCACGGCGACCGTTAAAGCGATAATCATATCTGAATGAAATCGTTCCGTTTTTTGTGATCGCAACATACAAACCATCACGATCAGACACCTTATAAAGCCTGTCCTGCGGCTTCATACTTTTTAATTTTGTATCAGTCAGCAC